TATGAGCGTCCAGGCTGACATCATCACGGCGCTCGTCGCCTCGCTCGACGCGGTAACGTTCACGGCAACGGCCGCGACGGTCACCGTCGAGACGAAGAACTTCCCCCAGTACGACATCGAAGACCTCGCCGACCCTGTGATCTGCATCACCGACGGCTCGATTGAGTCGGAGCGGATCGCCCGGTCGTCCCACATGCGTGACTACGCGGTCGAAATCTACCTTGCCCGGCACACGCCGGAAGAGGCCGACTGCGATGTGATGCTCGAGATGCTCGAGGAGCTGCTCGGCTACCTCGAGGACCACGACTGGCCGGGGATCACGTGGCCGGCCGGCGTCACCTCGCCGCAGACGATCGTTGTCGAGAAGAATCCAGGCGATGCTCTGCAAGAGCGGAACGTGTGGCGGGCTGGGATCGTCGTGACGTTCAAGGTGCCGAGGAGCCACTGACATGGGATGGGTGGCAGACTTCCGCACGGGGACGGTCACCGGGGACGGGCTGCTGCGCGCTAAGGTGTCCGTCACCGTGAAGGAAGGCGGGGGCAAGTCTGGTGCCGGCAAGCCTCCGTCGAAGTTCAAGTGGGAGCACGTTCGGAGCCGCCTCGCCGTCGGCCGCGAGCGGGCACTGAAGATCGCCGGATCGGACGTGCGACGAGCCACGCAACGAGCGATGTCAAACCGGAAACCGATCAAGGAAAAGTTGATCGACCTCGGGGTCGTCAACGGCGAACGGCTGGTCGCCAAGCGGCGGCAGATCGCCATTCCCGACAAGGTCACAAGCTGGAAGACAGCCCGATTCCCAAAGGGCTTCCTGCGTTCCGACATCCAATACGACTACGACGCCACGACCGACAGCGTCGTCGTCGGGCCGACCCGGCTGCCGAAGCTCAACAAGCTGCACGAGGTGGGCGGACAAGTTCAGCTCTGGTTCGTCCGCACCCGCGCCCCGGCGTCGGTGCCGCGCCGGCTGTCGGGCGGGGCCGTCTTCGGCATCACGTCGAACACGCCCGCGGGCACCAATCCGATCGAGATTGGTTCCCGCCGGGTAAGGGCTCGCCGGTACATGCAGAACGGGCTGGACGACGCAAAGCCGAATCTCGCCGAGGCGTTTCGAGACGCGATCTCCGGCCCCTGACAGCCACACCCCCTCTCCGCCCCCGGCCGTCCGGCCGACGATAGAGCCACACCCCTACGCGGAGGCTCTCATGGCCGGCGAAACGATCGTGCTCGGCAAGAACGTCACGTACACGGGCATCTCCAACGTCAGCGACGGGTCGATCACGACCACGTTCACGGAGATCGACAAGACCAAGTCCGGCGACACCGAGCGGACGATTCTGCGCGGGTGGGCCGAGCAGACGCTCGACCTGACCTGCATCGACGCGCCGGGTGTGACTGTCGGCAGCGTCGTCGTCGTCAGTGCCACCGGGGCCAACGGCCACAACCTCTCTTCCGTGAAGTTCTTGGTCACGAGCGTCAGCCAGTCCGAGCCGCTCGACGACAAGGTCACCTTTTCCGTTTCTTGCACCCGCGGCGTCCAGTAAGGAGCATTCCACATGGCAGTGACTCTCGGTCGGGACGGCGGCGCACCAACGGGCGGCAACGGCGCGACGGGCGTGATTGCCGTCACGTGGAACGAAGAGGCGACCGCAATCGACGTGTCGCACCGCGGGATCGTCAATCCGTCGGGCATTTCCTACAAGGCCGCGACCGGCGGATTCATCACGCGAACCGCCGAGATCGAGTGTCTCGACGCGACGGCGGTGATCTCCAGCCTCGCCGGTGCTGGCACCGGCTACATCGTCACCAACGTCTCCGAGAATCGGCCGCTCGACGGGCCGGTCACGTTCACGCTGACGGCGAAGAAGACCTCCTGACCACGAGGGGGCGGCATGGCGATCTCTCTCGGGCGTGACGTTGTGGTGACGTGGGACGGCGTGACCGTTCCCGGCGTCCGCGACGTGCAGGTCAGCGTTGCCGGCACCACCCGCGAGATCACGCCGTTCGGCAGCCGGGCGACGATCTCGTACCACACCGGGTATGGGGTGTCGATCAGCATCGACACAATCGACGACGCCGCGGCTACGACCGCCATCGCGGCAGCCATTGCCGGCACTGAGATCGCTGTCGTCACCAACGGCTACTCGTTTTCGGCGGTCGTCGCCAACGTCAGCGACTCGATTCCCCTCGACGACGTTCGGGGGTGGTCGATCCAGATGACGAAGACCCAAGCAGGACTTCGCACATGAGAGAGTTCAAGGACAACGAGGGCAGGCCGTGGCACGTGTCTCTGACCGTGTCGTCGGCGAAGAGAGTCAAGGACTCGGTGTTGGTGGTGCTTCCGCCGAAGTCGGCCGACGAGCCGGCCCCGACCGAGGCGGTTCCTTTCGACCTGATCGACGCCGGCGAGATCGCCAGGACGTTTCAGGTTTTGCGGTCCAACTTCTCCGCCCTCGGCGAGACGCTCTACGCGATCCTGCTGCCGCAGGTCATTCAAAAGGGGCTGACTCAAGACCAGTTCCTTGACGGGCTGAAGGGCGAGTCGCTCGAGCAAGGAGGGCTGGCAGTCGAAGAGGAGCTAGTCGCTTTTTTCCCCCCGCGCCTCCGCAGCGCGATCGCGGCTCTGTCAGCCAGGATGAAGGAGCTGGCGGATCAGATGATCGACAACGCGGAGGCGGCTATTCGGGCACCTGGGCCGTCATCTGGGAGTGTGCCGGAATCCTCGGCGTCTACCCCGGAGATTGGACCCTCCGAGAGTTGATGGCGGCGAGAGATGCTCGCCTGGAATCGGATTGGTGGCACACGGCACAGCAGATGGCTCAATTCGCCAACGCCAACCGTGGGCAGGGCAAGCCGGCGATCGACGCATCCAAGCTCAACCCGTTCAGCAAGGCACCGCCGCCCCCGAAGCGAGAAGCGACGCAGGAAGACCTTGAAGCCTTGTTCGGTCCCGCCGGAGGCTAGTCCATGAGTGCATCAGCAGTCCGCGGCGGTCAGGTCTACGTCGAGATCGGGGCGAATCCGTCGAAGTTCCTCTCGGCGCTCTCGACGATCAACACGAAGGTCGCCGATGTCGGCATGACGTTGGAATCGGCCGGCATGGGCATGGCGGCGATCGGGGCGGCGATTGCCGGCCCGATCATGGCCGTCGGCGGGGCGTTCGTCGAGCGAACCGCTGAGATCCAGAACATGGAGCGGGCGCTCAAGGACGTGGGCAACGCTGTCGGCGAGGCCGTCGCGCCGGCGTTCGTCGGCATCGCCAACGTGGTGGCCGGTGCCGCGAAGGCTGTCGCCAAGTTCGTCCGCGACAACGCGGCTCTCGTCCGCCTGGCGGTCGCGGTCGGCGGCTACTTCACGGTCTGGGGCACGGCAACGTACGCCCTCGGCTTTGCCATGACGACGCTCTCCCGCACGATCGCGGCGTCCATCGGTCCGGTGAGCGGCTTCCTTGGCATGGTCAAGGGTGCGGCAATCGCTGTCGGGGCGTTTGCCACGAGCGGCCCGGTGCTGGCGGCTGTGGCGGTCCTCGGCGGGCTGGCAGCCGGCGCGGCACTGGCTGGCGTGGACTTCCGCAAGCTGGCGGGCGTGATCGGCAACGCCTTCGCCAACCCAATCGGAAACCTCACGGCCGTCTTCGGCGACCTCCTCGACACGGTGAATCTCACCGTCGAAGGCGTCTACCGGGCGATAGCGGCTGGCGACCTCGCCGGGGCCGTCGATGTGCTGTGGGCCGGCTGGGCCGCGGCGTGGGCTCGAGGTGAGCAGGCGATCATGGGATCGCTCGACCCGTGGATTGAAGCCGTGCAGAACGTCTTCTCGGACATGGGCATCGGCATGGCGGCCATGTGGGACCAGATGTGGACGGACATGGCGACTAGCGAGTGGGGCGGGTACATCCTCGGGGCGCTCGACAACGTGCTCAACTCGATGGTGGCGTATTGGGACACCACGACCGGGCTGATCCAAAAGGGCTGGACTGAAATGTGGCGGCGGATGGGCCGCGTCTCCGACGAGGCCGCCGCGGCGGAGTTTGCCCGCATCGACGCCGTCAACGCTGCCAACGCCGAGCAGCGCGGCCGCGACCGGCCGGGCTTTGCCGGCCGGACCGGGCTGACCGACGAGCAAAAGGCGCAGATGCAGCAGGACAGCCGCGACCGGCAAGCGGCGATGTCGGAGGAAGCGGACCGGCTTCGGCGCGAGCGTGCCGGCCGGACGGCTGCCAACGTCGGCACCCGTGCCCAGGCGGTGGCGGACGCCAATCGGAATCTCCAAGACCAAGTCAATCGGTTCCCGGTGCCGAACGCAGTCGCCAATCCGGAGTCGTCGATGAAGGCGACCACCACGGCTCAGTTCGGGGCGGCCGGACTCAGCCAGATGGGGGCCAGCTCGATCCCGGCGCAGCAGCTCGACACCCTCAAGAAGATCCGCGAAGACCTCAAGGCGGCCGCAATGGCCGGACAGGTGGGCGTGTAATGGCACTGACATGGATCGAAGACAGCACGAGCCAGTCGGCGACGATCTTCCGCCTCGGCCGGAAGGACGCATCGACGCGGACTCGCGTCTTCAACGTGATCGGCACGTCGAATGAAAACGTCCTGCACGCCTCGTGCAACCAAGCGATCTCGTCGCTCTACCCGTTCTGGCAGTACCCAGGCCAGCCGCTCGTTCGACTGCGGGCTGAGTCGTATTCGGTCGAGTATCAAGGCGACGACTGCTGGAAGGTGACGATCGCCTACGAGAAGATCGGGGCCGACGATTCGTCGCAGGTGGCACCGCTCAAGCGGGCGCGGTCGTTCGACACGACCGGCGGCACACGACACGTCACCAACGCGCTCGACATGAACAACGGCGACGTAGGCGAGCGGAAGTACGGGCCGGGCGGGCTCGACGATGCGGCTTCGTTCAAGGGCGCGATCAACGTCGATGACAACGGCGTCAACGGCGTCGATATCGTCGTTCCTGCGCTGTCGTGGACGGAGTCCTACGACGTTCCGTCGAGCTACGTCACCAACGCCTACATCAAGAATATTGCCTCGCTCACAGGCAGCGTGAACAAGGAGGCTTTCCGGTCGTTTCAGCCTGGGGAAGTTCTGTTCGTTGGGGCCTCCGGCACGCACGAGTGGGACGAGCAGCGCGGCTACGGTCCGTGGTCGCTTTCGTTTAAGTTTGTCGCCAGCCCCAACGTCGGGCAAACGCTGCCGAAGGCGAAGATCGGCGACATCGCCAACGTCGAAGCCTACGGGCACGAAGTGGTGTGGGTGCGCTATGCAACGGACGCGGACGCCGCGAAAAATCAGCTCGTCCGGCTGCCGGTGGCGGTTTACTGCAACCGCGTCTATCCCGACGGCGACTTCTCGAAGATCGGGATTGGTGTGGCATGAGCGACGGCGCACCCAACCGCATCAAGCCGGGGCCGCTTCGCGGGCAGATCAGCGCCCGCGCGTGGAACCGCGCTCAGGACGCCGCCGACATCGTTCTCGGCGATCGGTACTCGCAGGCCGGCGAGCCTCAGACGGACGGCCCTAAGCCGTACACGCCGATCCTGGCGAAGAACAACACCACCGGCACCGTGAACCGCTGGGGCGTCCTCTCCGTCGCCGGCGTCGTCTTTACGCCCTCGGGTGCGACCGGCAACGCTACGCAGCAGTTTCAGGATCAGCCGGTCTTGAGCGGCGGCTTGCCGACTGGCGGCTCGTCGTTCGTGGTCGCGGTCGAGCCGATCGCGGCCGGGAAGATCGGGCGGGTCGCTGTGGCCGGCGTCGTGCAGGCGAAGATCAACGTCGTCTCGGAATCCGACACGTTCGCCACGGCGAAGGACGGCGACCTGACGCAGTTGACCAGCAGCTCGAGCGGGGAAGCGACGATCCTCTGGAAAGAGTCCGGCACCGGGGCGGGGAAGTGGGCCATCGTTCGGTTTGGCGGGGCTGGTGGGGCGTCGATTCGGCTTGGGAAGGTGACGGGCACGTGGTCGAAGAACGCCACGGCGAGCGTGACGCATTGGAAGGGCGACGGCTCGCAGGCGGTCACCGGGCCGAGCGGGCCGGCGACGTTCTCGGCGATCAACCGGGCGCAGACCGTGACGGGGCCGACCGGCGGATTCTGGGTGGGGTGTGAAAGCATCGACGGGACTTGGCACCTCGAATGGGCGGAGTGTGCTTGATGCTGCTCGGAGGAAAAGGCGGCTGCCAGCAATGCACGTGTGTGCCGTGCGACGAATGCACGAGGACGTGCCAGAATCCGTACACCGGCACAGCGTTTGAGGCTGTCTATACCCGGTACTTTGAGGGCGTGGAGGCCGGCAACCCGTCCGACGGCTACCTCTCAGCATCGGGCGATTCCGACACGTCCGACCCTTACGACGGCATGGACGGCTCCGGGCCGTGGAGTCAGCAGGTCAGCGGATCGTTCACGCTCGACAGCACGCAGACTCGGTTCCCATGTCGAGTCACGATCTCGTTCTGGCGAAACCAATACGGTGTCGGTGTCCAGTCGATCCCGCCGCCGTCAACGGCGCTGACGAGCCAGGCGGTGTACGTGACAGTCACCAGTGGGGCCGTCATCGTTGGCGACCGCGTGATCGTGCCTGCCGACGGCGAAGTGCAGATTACAAGCGTTTCTATTCCTCTTGTCTCCGGTAACGGGGACCAGAGCACTAACGACCCGCGGCGGTACGAGGGCGGTATTTCAGTCATTCCGCAGTGCGAGTCGGCGTCGTTCTCGATCCGAGCGAGAATCGAATGGAACACGCAAAGGCGGCAGCACGTTCTCTATGGGCTGGTGCGGGAGTGCTACGAAATTGGAACGCCGTGCTACACCTATTGCAACGGAAACCCTGCGCCAGAAGACATTTACTTAACCATCACAAACTTTCCCAGCGGAAATCCAGACAGTCCGTTTTTCGTGAACGGAACGTATGTTCTTGAACGCATACCCAATTTTTGCGACGGATGGATTGCAAACTGGCCTGACGACTGTACCGGCTTTTCCAGCGGATCGGACAAACGCATTGTAGTTAGCAAGAGTATGATAAATGGCGTAACTATGTCTCACCACACGCCGATCAACGGTGGGGCATGCGTTAACCTCTACATGATCTCGACTACCGCAGTGCCCGTAATCTGTGGAACGGGAGTGATCGGAACAGGGTCGGGCGAGTTTTACTATGAAGGCGTCTACGGCGGCACCTTCTCGTGGGAAATCTCCGCATGACCCGCTGCGACCTCTCCGCCCCCGACGCCACATGCCCGCGCTGCGGCTTCGTGTCGAAGTTCCGCAACGCGATCCGCCAATGCCGCAAGCCGCTGCCGACGACCTGCGGCCCCGGCTGCCAACTCCGCCGGACGCTGGCATGGTGGGGCATCCGCGACGACGGCTCCTGCGGCTGCGATTCCTTCGCCGCGCAGATGGACGCCTGGGGGCCGGACGAGTGCTGGAAGCGGATCGAAGAGATCGTCGAGCACCTTCGGGAGGCCGCCGGCAAAAAGGGGCTCCCGTTCATCGCCACGGCGGCCCGCATCATGGTCGGCCGCGCCATTGAGGCCGCACGGGCCGCCGCCACACCCCCGCCGGGGTGACCGTCCCCACCGTCACGATTGACCGCGGAGGCGAGCATGGCGAAGCGCACAGCCACGGTCCACATCGGCCAGAAGAAGTGGAAGATCCGCGTCTGCAAGGTGCCCGCCGACCGGCTCGGCGATTGCAACGACGAGACGGGGACCATCCGCGTCAGCGAAAAGCTCGTCGGCGTGGACTTCGTTGAAGTGCTGCTGCACGAGTTGATCCACGCTCGCTGGTGGTGTCTCGACGAGGGTGAGGTGACGGAGTTCGCGGAAGAGGCGTCGGCCGTTCTTGAGGCGTTCGGGGTGACCCGCGAGGAGGACGAGGATGGCTAGACGCCGCACCTATGACGGCGACCAGATCACGCCGATCGTCCGCCGGATCGTCGAGGCACACCCGGACGCGCCGGCTCGCACGCTCGCCCGGCGGATCGTCGGCGAGACGAACGGGGCGATCACGCTCGAGCAGGCCCGGACGCGAGTGCGACTCGCTCTCGGGCTCACCGGCGATGCGAGGCGGAAGCAGTCGAAGACGAAACACCTGCACCGCGAGCCGCGGCCGGCAGGCCAGCGGCTTGCCATGCCGCCCTCGCAGGCCG